TCTGGACGAGACCACCACGCGCGCAGTCCGTGAGACCGAGCGTGCCCGCCCTGCTGCCGCCCCTGAGGAGGACCGTCCGGCTCAGGGTGCTGCTCGCGCTATGCTTCCTACGGCTCAGCGTGCGCGCATGCAGCGTCGTCGGCCTGCGGGTCCGGGGTTCCTCCCCTCCGATGAGGCGGTGACGGGTCCCCGGCGTAGCCTTCTGCCGCGTCCGATGACGCCGGAGGAGCGGTACTACGAGCAGCCGGATCGTAGCGCCAACCCGGAATCCGCCTACTATCGCAAGGGCGGCAAGGTCAAGATGGCCGGTGGGGGTAGCTGCCGGGGCATGGGCGCTGCCCAGCGTGGCGGTAAGTACAGTATCAAGTGATGTAGAGCATGGCCACCTCCGGGACCACCAACTTCTCCCTCCCGCTCGACGAGCTGCTTGAACAGGCATCTCTTCGGGTGGGTGGGGAGCCCACGCTAGGTACCGAAGCCCGGGTGTCCCGGCGGGCTTTGGACCTCCTCTTTACCGACCTCCAGAATCGCGGCATCCTCCTCCACACGCTGGAGCAGGTACTGGTTACCCTTACCTCGGCGGTGGCCACCATCTCCTGCAGCACCGACACCCTCGACCTCCTCGATGCGGTGGTGCGGCGGCAGGGCACCGACCTCATGATGACCCGCATCGGATACGGCGAATACCTCGATATTCCCCGCAAGGAACAGCAGGGTCGGCCCACCCACTACTTCGTCAATAGGCAGCGCGAGTACCCCCTCATCTACGTGTGGCCCGCCCCGCAGAATTCCACCGACATCCTCGTCTACTGGAAGATGCGCTTCGTGCAGGATGCCGGGAAGCTCAGCAACGACCCCGACATGCCCCGCCGCTTCTGGCCCGCCCTCGTCGCCGGTCTCGCCTACTACCTCGCCCTCAACCGGGGGATGCAGTTCCCCATGGATCGCTTGGGTATGCTCAAGGCGGAGTATGAGGAGCAACTGGAGCACGCCACCTACGAGGACCGCGAGCGGGCAACCCTTCGCATCGTCCCCCGCTACAGGTGACGCATGGGACAGTTTGCCTCAGGCAAGCACAGTTGGAGTCTCTGTGACCGGTGCGGTTTCCGCTTCCGCTACCTCCAGATCCGCAACGAGCCGGGGACCCGGTGGCGCGTCTGCAGCGTGTGCAACGATGGCGAATTCAACTTGGTGACCCACCCCCAAAATAGGCCGCCGCCGGTCTACCCGGATCCGCAGGCGCTGCGCTACCCCCGCCCCGATGTGCCGCTGGCCATCGACTATACCGAGACTGACGACCAACAGCTTCCGCTGGATGACGGCGGGCCCGGAGGATCCTGATGGCTATTGTCAATGCGAACCGCGTCAGGGAGAATACCACGGGGAATGGCACGGGGGCCCTCGCCCTCCTTGGGGCCGTCACCAACTACCAGACCTTCCTCTCGGGTGTGGGCAACGGCAACCAGTGCTACTACGCCATCACCCACCAGAGCAAGAACGAGTGGGAAGTGGGCCTCGGCACCTTCACCCTCTCGGCGGGCATCCCCTACCTCTCGCGCAACGTCGTCTACAACTCCTCCAACGGCAACCTCCTCGTCAACTTCACGGCGGGCACGAAGCAGTGCGCGGTGGTCTACCCCGGTACCCAGATTGACACCATCGCCTCCAACGTGGGGGTGGCCGCCGGGTATGCCAACGCTGCCAGCTTCTCCGCCCAGCTTGCTTCCACCGCCGCCGTCAACGCCAACATCTACAAGGTCTCCGCTGCCGCCGAAGCTACGCAGGCCGGGATCTACGCCGCCGCCGCTTCGGTGTCCTACAAGGATGCCGCTTCCGCTGCAGCGCAGGCCGCCTCCCTCGCCGCTCAGGTCTCTTCGGTTGCCACCGAAGCCTCTCTTGCGTTGGTGGCCGCCTCCCTCGCCCAGATCTACAAGACCTCCGCCTCCGCCTACGCTACGGAAGCTGGGGGCTACGCCTCCGTGGCGCAGATCTACAAGGTCTCTGCCAGCGCCTACGCTACCGACGCGGCCAATCAGGCAAGCATCGCCGGAGTGAGGGCCAACACTGCATCCATCGCTGCGGTGAGTGCTGCCGCTGACGCCTCCCTTGCGGCCATCTCTCGCGCGCAGGCTTCGGCCTTTGCCACCAATGCCAACGACTCCGCCTCGGCAGCCCTCGTGTATCGCAACTCCGCCGTGGCCGCAGCCTCCGCTGCCTCGGTGGATGCCTCCCTTGCAGCCATCTACCGCACCAGCGCCAACAACGCCGCCAGTGCCGCCAACAACTACGCGGCGCAGGCTGCGGCAGCGGTGGTCTCCGCCAACAACGCAGCTTCCATTGCTGGGGTCTACGCCCACACCGCCAGCGTCGCGGCAGTCTCTGCCAACAATGCCGCCAGCATCGCAGGTGCGTACGCCAACACGGCAAGCATCGCTGCTGTGAGTGCCAACAACGCAGCCAGCATCGCGGGCGTGTATGCCAACACGGCCTCCATTGCCGCCGTGAGTGCAAACAATGCGGCCTCCATTGCCAACGTGGCGGCCAACAATGCCAGCATCGCCGCTGTCAGCGCCAACAATGCTGCATCTCTGGCCGGGTATTACGCCGGGCTCATCAACCCCTCCACGTATGCGGTGCTGGCTGGAACCAATACCTTCACGGGGGCCAACACCTTCACTTCGGTTGTCAACGTCCAGAGTAACCTCAGTGTTACCGGCGACGCCTTCGTGTCGGGAGTTACCACCCTCGCCTCTGCCGTGGACATCAAGGGCGCGACCTCCTTGGCGTCCACTCTCCTCGTCAATGGCAACGCGGTTTTCAACAGTAACGTAAGTGTTTCCGGTACCTTCACCGTTTCCGGTGTAGCTAACCTTCTTTCGGCGGTAAATTTGCGTGGTGCCACTTCGGTTGGCGGCACGTTGATAGTCAACGGCAACGCTACCTTCAACAGCAACGTCAGCGTTTCGGGTACCTTCACGGTCTCGGGCGTGGCCAACCTCCTTTCGGCGGTAAACCTGAGGGGCAACACCTCGGTGGGCGGCACCCTCATCACTACGGGCAACGCGACCTTCTCGGGCAATGTCAGCGTCTCCGGTACCTTTCTTGTTTCGGGAGTTGCTACGTTAGCTTCCGCCGTGGATATCAAGGGCCCCACTTCAATTGCTTCCACGCTAAGGGTCAATTCGTCGGTAGTCCTTAGTAACGACCTCTCTTTCAATAGTGGGTATGGATCTGGCGCACTTGCCTACGGGGTACGGTCGTGGGTAAACTTCAACGGAACTGGAGTCGTTGCCATTCGGGGATCGGGGAACGTCAGTTCCATTACGGACAACAATATTGGAGACTACACTATCAATTTTGCCACCAATTTCCCTGATGCCAACTATGCCTGCGCGGGATTCTCGCAGCAGGGTAGCGGTGATGCAGCCCCCAACGGCGTCGTTGCGCTGAAGAACCCAGCCACGATTACCACGTCCGCAGTTCGCATCATCGTGGGAACTCCGGGAGTTGGTGCCAATGATCGAGACTACGTCTACGTGGTCGTGGTACGCTAGGAGATATCGATGTCTGAATGGCGCATCATTTACCCAACTGACGATGGCGGCGTTGCCGTGATTGTCCCCGCCGAGTGCGGACTTACCCTCGACGAGATTGCTGCCAAGGATGTGCCCGAAGGCAAACCCTTCAAGATCGTCAATGTATCCGAGATCCCCTCAGATCGAAACTTTAGGGGCGCGTGGGAGTACGTTCCATGATCGTAATCAACATGGACAAGGCTCGGGAAATCCATAAGGACAGGATTCGAGGTGCCCGCGCTCCCCTATTCGAGAAGCTCGATGTGGAGTTTCAGCGGCAGATTGAAGTCAACGGGGATACGAGTCAGATCGCAGCCCAGAAGCAAATTCTTCGGGATCTTACCAAGGATCCGGCCATTGCCGCCGCGCAGACTCCAGAAGAATTGAAGGCTGCGTGGCCTTCCATCTTGGGTGAATGACATGTCCACCTCCTACACCCAGCTCTACAACTACATCAAGTCGGCCTCCGAGAATGACGACTCCGAGTTTGCCGACGCCATCCCCACCTTCATCGATCAGACGCGGATGCGCCTCTCCCGCGACATTGACACCTACGGCTTCGTAGTATACACTACCGCAACGGTCTCCACCTACCTTGTCTCGGTCCCCTCCGACGCGCTGGTGTTGAAGGCTGTGAACTACGTTTCGGCGGGAAGGTACAACCAGCTCATCATGCGTACCGACGAGTTCCTCCGAGAGTACTGGCCGCAGCGCACCTCCGTGGGTGAACCCAAGTACTTTGCCCGCTGGGGATACAACCAGCTCCTCATTGCCCCCGCGCCCTCTGCGCAGGCCTCCGTGGAGATCTCCTACGTCCAGATCCCCACCTCCATTGGCCCCGTGGGTACCTCCACCAACTGGCTCACCGAGTATGCCCCCGAGGCCCTCTTCTACGGGTGCATGCACGAAGCCTGCATGTTCATGAAGAACTATCAGGCTGCCGCCATGTGGGAAGGCAAGTATCAGGACGCCGTGGCGAAGCTTCGCAACGAGGCCCGGCGCACCCGTCAGGACGACAACCTCAAGAATGACTCGCCCGCCGGTGGCGACAACACCCTGCTGGGAGGCGTGTAATGCCCTCTACATATTCCTCCTCCCTGCGCCTCGAACTGCAGGCCACTGGCGAGAATGCCAACACGTGGGGCACCAAGACCAACAACAACCTCAACCTCCTGCAGCAGGCCATCACCGGCTACGAGGCCATCGACATCTCGGGGGGCGCCAGTCGCACTCTAGTGGCTACCGATGGGACTATAGACGAAGCGCGTAACGCCGTACTCGATCTCACGGGTACCGTCACTTCCGCCATCAGCGTCATCGCTCCCGACGTGGAGAAGACGTACTGGGTGCGCTGCCAAGCCTCCGGGGCCAACGTCACCTTCCGCACCTCGGCGGGCACTGGCGTCGTCCTTCCCAAGGACCTCTGGGTCTTCCTCGTGGTGACGGGCAGCAGCGTCGTCAATGCCATCCAGTCGGCGGCCCTTCTCAGTGCCACCCAGACCCTGACGGGAGCTAACACCTTCACGTCGGCCACCACTTTCACTGGTCCTGTATCGGTTTCGGCCAACGCCACCTTCACTAGGCCGGTGGCCATCACCAACACCCTTGATGTGGCGGGCACCGCGACCTTCACTTCGGCAGTGGTGGTGGCAGCTCCCCTGTCGGTGACGGGCGCCGCAGTCTTCACCTCCACCGTCAACGTATCCAAGTCCCTTACGGTGGCGGCCACTGTAGAGTCTACCCTAGGAGGCATCAAGTTCCCAGACGGCAGCCTCCAGAGCACGGCGGCAGTGGGGGGCCTGCGCATCACGCAGGGTACGGAGCTGGTTCTCAATCCCATCGCCGTCAATACACGCACCACGCAGACCCACGGTCTCTCGGCTACGCCAACCCTCTTCACCACCTTCCTTGAGTGCAAGAGCGCCGAGTACAACTTCTCCGTTGGGGATCGCATTACTCTCAACGCGGGTGTCAACGTCATTTCGGGTAGCACCATCGTCCTGCAGGTGAGGGCCGATAGCTCCACTACCTACCTTGAGATTTCCAACAACTCCCTGCCGGGCGTGGCGGACAAGACCAATACTCCTCCGGGTACGGCTAACACCATCACGCCGTCCAAGTGGCTTGTACGCATCGTCCCCTATGCAATCCTCTGAGGGGCCTGCGTCATGGACGATCATACCAAGCATCTCGTGGATACCGCCAGCGTCGCCACCGTAGTGGGTACCCTCGCGGGTATCCTTCCTGCCATCGCCGCCATCTTCACCATCGTGTGGACCGCCATCCGCATCTACGAGTCCCGCACCGTGCAGGACTTCCTCAAGAGGCGCAAAGGTGGCTGACGGCATCGCATCTCCCCGCCTCATCTCCGTAGGTGCCAAGGCTGGCATCAACCGCGAACTCACGAAGTATGCGGGCGAGGGTGGCTGGTACGATGGCGACAAGGTGCGCTTCCGCTTCGGCCAGCCCGAAAAGATCGGCGGGTGGCAAAACATCAACGGCGTGGGGGATAGCGTCACCGTCCCGGGCGTGGGCCGCTCCCTCTTTACGTGGGTCAACCTTGCGGGCCTCACCTACCTTGCGGTGGGCACCAACTCCCACCTCATGGTTTGGGATGGGGGCAAGTACTACGACATCACCCCCGTCGATACCTCCGTGTCGGCCAGCAACATCATCAGCACCTTGGGGGGCTCCACCAACATCACCGTTTCCGTCTCCGCCCACGGTCACGTTACGGGCGACTACTTCTATTTCACCTCCGTGGCAACCACCGTTGGGGGCAACGTCTACCCGGTATCGGCTCCCCTTGGGGGTTTCCCCATCACGGTGGTGGATGCCAACTCCTTCACCATCAACACGGGCGTCACGGCTGCAGCCACCTCTGCTTCGGGCGGGGGTCTCGCAACCGGCTTCTTTCTCCTGCCTTCCGGCTTCGCCAGCAATGCCCCCAGTTTCGGGTGGGGCGCCGGTGTGTGGAGCGGGGGCCAAGGCTGGGGCACTCCCGCCTCCTCCGCCTTCGTGGCCCCGCTGCGCTACTGGAGCATGGACAACTGGGGCGAGGACCTCGTGGCCAGCCCCCGCAGCAACGGCATCTACTATTGGGATTCCTCCCAAGGTACCGCCAAGCGGGCCTACCAAGTTACCGCCTCTCCCACCCAGAATACGCAGATCCTCGTCAGCCCCGAGGACCGCCATCTCATCACCTTCGGGTGCCCCGATGCCCTCACGTCGGTGGTGAACCCACTCTACATCAGGTGGTGCAGCCAAGAGAACATCAACGACTGGACGGCCTCCGCCACCAACACGGCGGGCGACAAGGTCCTTTCGGGTGCCTCCAAGATCGTGGCGGCGCGCCGTACCCGTGGCCAGATATTGATCTGGACCGACGAGAACCTCTACAGCATGCAGCAGGTTGGTCCCCCCTACACCTTCGGGTTCCAATTGATTGGTACCAACTGCGGCACCCTCGGGCAGCACGCCATGGTGGAGGTGGCGGGCCGTACCTTCTGGATGGCGGATGAGCGCTTCATGGTATATGATGGCGCCGCCGCCCAGCCAATCAAGTGCGACGTGCTGCGCTACGTCTTCGAGGCTCTGGATCGCACCCAGCTAGACAAGATCACCTGTGGGAGCAACACCTCCTACAACGAGGTCATCTGGTTCTACCCCACCACCTCCGGCGAGGTAGACCGCTACGTCATCTACAATTACATGGAGGGGACGTGGAGCATCGGCAGCATGGTGCGCACGGCGTGGATCGACCAAGGGATTGCCACCTACCCCATCGCCGCCGGGTACGATGCCAGCGCCACCAAGCTCTACTACCACGAGTACGGCAACGATGCCGATGGGCAGGCCCTAGCCTCCTACATCGAGAGCAACCTCTTCGATCTGGATGCGGGTCAGGAACTCATCTTCATGGATCGCATCATCCCCGACTTCTCGGATCGCAACGGGGAGACGCTGCCGGGCGATATCGAGATTACCCTGCACACCCTCAAGTACCCCAACACGCCGGTGTCGCAGGAGATCACGAAGGGGCCCTTCACGGTGTCGGCGCACACCCAGAAGATTGATATGCGCATACGGGGCCGACACGCATACTACCGCATCGACAGCGATGGTGTCAACACTTCTTGGCGCTTGGGTGCCATGCGCTTCCGCATCGCCACGGACGGCCAGCGATGAAGCCCCTGCTTCCCCTTCCCCCCGCATCCCTCCTCCCGGATGCCCAGCGCAGTTGGGGCGAGCTGGTGCGCGTCCTCAACCTCTACCACGGGCAGGTGGTGACGGGCCCCGCAGTGACAGGCTACGCGGTTTCTGGTACAGTACCCACCAGCGCCACCATCGACCTTGGTAACATAACTGTCACTGCGGTGGCCAACACTTTGGTGAAGCTCCTCAGCGACCTGCAGGACAAGGGTTTGGTAAAGGTGGACCAGACATGAGCGAAGATTACGGGGCCCTGCCTCAACCTGACTACACCTATCGAGGGCTTCGCTACTCGAAACCCGCAACCACTGTCCGCGTGTACGATGAGAAGTTGGGCAGGTACCGGGCAGCTACTCCCGAAGAAACTGCTAGGACGCTGGCAGCCGGAAATGACGCGGCTCCTTCCCCCAAGTCCGAGGCCAATCCCCTGCGTCTCCCCTTCGAGGAAGAAGAAGGCTATCATCGTTCCGCCTTCCTCCCCATGCGTATCCGCACTGATACGGGGGAGTCGGAGCTTGCCACTCCCGGATTCCTCGCGGACCCCCTGCGCGCCGCCCTCAAGATCGGGGCCGCCTTCAAGGGAGACCTTCCCCCGGAGGAAGTCACCTACAAGGACATCATCGACGCCACGGGTGCAGTGGGCGGCGGAGGCATCGCCCTCTCCTCGGGCCGAGCCCCCCGTGGTTCCTTGGGGATGTTCGTGGGTCCTCGGGCCCAACTGCCGGAAGCACAAGAGAACTTGCGGCGATTCTTGGAACGCAGCGCCGTAAAGACAGAGAGCGGTGATCCGCTCCGGGTTTACACGGGAACCTCCAAGGACAAGGAGTTCAACGTATTCAATACGGGACGCAGGGGTTCGTGGTTCAGCGAAAATCCAGAACTTGCGTCTTCTTACGCGATGGATAACGACAGCATGAAGTTGGTGCGCGACCTAGCTGCCAAGAATGCGTTTCGATACAAGGAAATGAACACGGCGTCGCGCGTAATCCCGGCATACTTGAACATCGAGAAGCCGTACCGACTGAGTCAAAAGGATATCGATCTTTTAAATTCTCATCCAAATTATGCGCGGATGCAGGCTGAATTGTTTGACCGTTTGCGAGCTAAAGGCTACGATGGTGTCGATTTTGGTGATGGGACGTGGGTCGCGTTTAACCCAAATCAGATCAAAAGCGCAATTGGAAATACCGGAGCCTTCGACCCTCGGTCCAAGGACATCATGAAAGCTAAAGGCGGCAGAGTTGAAGGGTTCAAAAAAGGTGGGGAAGTGATGCGCGGACTTGAAGCAGTGCAGCGGGGTTACGCCGATGGCGGCTCCGTCAACCCCTTTGGTCTTCGCGGCGCGATGCGCTACGACGAGGGCGGCATGGTCGATGGCGGATTTGGCGACGCCTCCGAACGCGATGGGGGCTACGACGGGGTGGGCCCCGGCATTGGCGGCGATCCCTCGGTTGCTGACGATATCGACACGGGTTACCTTGAGGGGGCCATGGCTCCGGTGCCCGAGCGCAGCCTCATGGATAGGGCGCTGGGCTACGCCTACGAGCGCACCATGAATGCCCTTGAGAATCCCATCTCCACCGCCCTCAACGTGGCCACCTCCTTCACGCCCTTCGGTCCCATCAATGCACTCTCCAACGTGCTGGGCGGTCCCACCGTCGGCTCCGTGGCTACGGCTGCGGGGCGCGGCGTTGGCGAAGCCCTTGGCATCGGGACTCCCGGGGTGGCATCCATGGCTGCGCCCAGCACCACCAGCTACTCCACGGGCGGCGACTCCCGCGACATCGGCGTGCCCACCATGGCCCCGCAGGAACCCATGGTGGCCGAGGTGGCTCCCACCCTTGCGCCCTCCTACATTTCCTCCAAGGTGCAGCCCCGCAGTCCCAGCGCCATCTACGGATCTCTGGGCGTGCGGCGTCCCGGCAACCCCTTCACCTACGCAGAGGGCGGCTACGTCCCCGGCAAGAGCGGCGGCATGGATGACGACGTGCCTGCCATCATCGATGGGAAGCAGCCTGCCAAGTTGTCCTCCGGTGAGTTCGTCTTCGATGCTGCCACGGTGGCTGCATTGGGGGATGGCAACAACGCGGCGGGGGCCCGCAAGCTCGACGGGTTGCGCAAGGCCATCCGCAAGAAGGCATATGGGCACGAGAAGCAGCCGCCCAAGAACTACAGCGTTGGGGATCTGGTGCGCATCTATGATCGTCGCCGCTAAGGAGAAGGACATTCCCGCCATTGGGGCCCTCCTCATGCAGATGCACCGCACCTCCCCCATGCAGTTGCCGCCCGTAGCCCCCCACAAGGTGGAGGGGGCCCTGCATGATTGCCTCGCGGAGGGCCGCATCTTCGTGGCCCACAAGGGGGACAGGCTGGTGGGGGTCCTCGCCCTCCAAGAGGTGGAGCACTGGTACAGCCACGGCAAGTTCATAGGGGACCTCGTCTTCTACGTGGATGCAGGTGCCCGCACCTCTAGGGTGGCCTCCCACCTGTTGCGCGCCGCCACCGAATATGCTACAATGAGGGGCCTTCCCCTCCTTATGGCAGTGGTGCATGGGGAGGACGTCGTGCGCAAGGACAATTTCTACGCGCGCCACGGATTTGCCCGAGTGGGCGGCGTCTACAGCAGGGGTTTCTGATGGGTTCACTTTGCACCTCCAAAGCCAAGGCTGTACCCACCACCACGGTGCAGTCCTCCGCTTTCCCCGCGTGGTACGAGGAAGCCCTCAAGAATCTCGTGGAGGCCGGGCAGGAGGAAGTCGCCCAGCGCCCCTACGAATACTACGATCCCCGGGAGCGCATCGCCCCCCTCAGTGCCACCGAAGAGGCCACCATCGGGCAGGTTCCCATGGCTGCCGGTGCCTACATGCCCGGCCTCGCTGCGGGCTACCAGAGCGCCGCCATGGGCTCCCGTGGGGTGGGGGACATCGACTACTCCTCCTACATGAATCCCTACACGCAGTACGTCACCGACATCGCCAAGCGCGAGGCGGTGCGCGACTACGAGAAGATGCGCCCGCAGATGGCCTTCGGGGCTTCCCGTCAGGGTGCCTTCGGCGGGGCCCGCTATGGCGTCCAAGAGGCCGAGGCCGAGCGTAATCTGGGCCAGCGCCTCAGCGATATCCAGCAGATGGGGCAGGAGCGTGCCTTCACTGCGGGTACCGCCCTCCAGCAGGCAGAGGCACAAAGGCAGTTGCAGGCCGCCCCGATGTTTGCTTCCATGGGGGCACAGGCCCAGCAGTTGGGTCTCGGGGGTCTCGACGCCATCATGAAGTCGCAGGCTCTCCCACGCCAGTTGGAGCAGCAGCAACGTGACCTCGCCTTCCAAGAATACATGCGTGGCCAAGGCTACGGCATGCAGCAACTGGGTCAGCTCGGGGCCCTCCTCCGTGGGGCACAGCCCGGCGCCACCACCACGACGCAGGGCCAGACCCTCATCCCGCAGCAGTCCCCCCTGCAGACTATTGCTGGCCTTGGCCTTACTGGCGCAGGCATCTACAATCTCATGGGCTATGGGCCTCAAAATTCCCTGTTCGGAGCCCGACAGAATCCATTCGAGGGATTGGTGCCTAGGTGACATGGCTGACGAGAATCCGCTCCGACAGTACTACGACTTGAAGTATCAGGATAACCCTGAGGTGCAGCGGAACCTGCTCATCGAGGCGGCGGTGTCGCGGGGATTTCCTCCCAACTTCCTCGTCAACCTGCAGCAGATCGAGACGCCCGACGCCGTGAACCCCCGTACCGAGCTGGGGCGTACCCCGCTTCCCGGTGGTGGCCGCGCCATGGGCATCCTGCAGTTCACGCCCAAGTCGGCGCGCATCTACGACATCGACCCCTTCAGCGTCTCGCAGAGCGCGTGGGCTGCCGCCGACATGGCCGACAAGAACCGCACCATGCTGCGGCGCCGCTTCCCCAACCTCAGCGAGGATGACCTCAATCACCTCACGGCGGTGGCGCACTTCGCGGGCTACGGCAACGTCTCGAAGGCTGGGGGTATCCCCCGCACGCCCCTCGCCCAGAAGTATTCCAACAAGCTCCGCAGCATGCAGCAGCGCGACGAGCAGACCCTGCGGGACGAGATCTCGCCGCCCATGCCGCCGCCTCCGGCTCCTCCCGTGAAGCCTGCCCCCGGCAAGCCCAGCGGGGCCGCCCTCCAGAAGCGCAGCGATGCCAGCCTCGACGACATCCAGCAGATGCTGGGCAGCTCAGGGGAATACGTTCCCGGCGTTGACATGTTCTCAAGGGTTTGACCATGGACATTACCGCTCTTAGTGATGTTGAGTTGGGGGCACTTCGTCGCCGGATGTCGGCGGGGATGGAGCCCGAGCCCTACACCCGAGTTGATGTTGCCAACGAGATTGCGCGTCGTCAGGGCAGGACCGGAGGAGCTCCGGTACGAGTTCCTCCCCTGTTCCCAGATCGGCCTCCTTCCGGCGCCGAAATCATGCGATCCATCGTGCGCCCTGCAGTTGCTCCGATGCAAAGCATGGGTGGCGATCAGCCCGTCACCCCGTATGTGGACCTGCCCGTGGCCAGCGAGGGTATGACTACAGGGGCTCCTGCCCCCGCTCCTCCGGCACCCCCCGCAGATCCCTTTGCGGCGGTGCGCCAGTATCTTGGTGGTGGCGCTGGCATGGGTGGGATCCCGGGCCCCACGAAGTTCACGATGCCTACGCGCCCCGCAGACCTCAATGAGGAGGAGGCGCGGCGCAAGCTCAGCGCGGGGATGCCCGGGGAGCGCGAGGCGCAGGAAACCTACAAGGCCGACCCCTACATGACGATGCTGCAGACGGGTCTCCGTATTCTCGCAGCAGAGCCCAAGCTGGGCCAGAGTGCCATCTCCGCCATCGCTGGGCCCGTGGCAGAGGGCACCGAGAAGTACATGACCGAGAAGGAGAAGGAGCGCCTCAGCAAGCGCGAGGAGGCGAAGGAGGCCCGCGAGGAAGCCTACCGCCGCTTCGGTGCGCAGCGTGACATCACCTCCAAGCTCCTCGAAATTGGCGAGGCCGCCAAGACCCGCGACCTCCAGTATCAGAAGGCCCGCTTTGACGTCGAGAAGGGTGTCAGCGACGAAGCCCTCAAGCGCTTGGAGGTATCCCTCCGGGGTTCCGAGAATGCCATCCGCCGCGCCGAACTGGAATTCAAGATGGCGGTGGAGGGGGGTCAGATTCGTCCCCGCGAAGCCTTCGATATCGTGCAGCGGCTTGAGACTCAGGCGCAGCCGCTTGAGCGTATCCCCGAGGAGCAGCGGACCCCCGAGCAGCGAGCTGAGCTGGAGGGCATCCGTCGCATGCAGGCCGCCGCCCAGCGCGCTACCGGAGCCTACATCGGGGCCGAGGCTCGCGAGAGGGTTGCCGCCGCCGGTCGCGAAGCTCGTGCTGGCGAGGCTGAAACCCGGGCCCTCAATGCTGCCCGAGAGGATGCACGCAAGCGCATGGCCGACATCATGAAGGCCGATCCTTTCAACTACGCCAGAAACCCCGACTACCAGCAGGCACTGGCCTTGTACCAGAGTCTGGGTGGAGTTGAGAGCGAGCCTACCCGTCCCCCTCCCCCAAGGCCTTCTCGGTAATAGTGCATGGCGACTCCCCGCAAACTTGAGTGGGATGAGGCGGGCGAACAGTGGGTCCCCGCCACCGGCAAGCCCGGTGCATCCTACGTCGAGTGGAATGGCATCGACTGGGTAGAGGGCAAGAACCCGGAGGGTCCGGGGGCCCTCAAGAGGGGTCTGGTCTCCGGCTTCGAGGGCCTCAAGGGTACGGCCATGGAACTCATTCCCGCCTTGGCCCAGCAGGCCTTGGGGTATGAGGAGGCTGCGCAGCGCAACCTTGCCGCCTACAAGAAGCGCATGGATGAGCTGGCCGCCAAGGGCCTGTCCTCTCGCGTCACCTACGAGGACGTCAAGGATGTGGGCACCGCCCTCTCCTTCCTCGGGGAAGCGGTGGGTGAGGCCCTTCCTTCCCTCGCCCTGACGGCGGCCACGGCTGGTGCGGGTGGTGCTGCTGCGGGGGCTGCAAAGGTGGCGGAGAGTGGTGCCCGCTTCGGGGCTGGACGCCTCCTCGCCTCCCAAGTTGCCAAGAGGGAAGCCGCCATCCTCGCGGAGCGCCAAGCCCTCGGTGAGCCCATCACTGCCGCCGCCCAGCAGGCTGCGCGCGAGGCCGCCGTCCGTGGTGTCTCCCAGCTTACGGGTCAGGCGGGCGGTGCCTTCCTCGGCTCTTCCCTGCTCAACGTCCCCGAGTCCTTCCAGTCGCTGGCGGATGATGGCGTCAACAACGTGGGCGCCGCCTTTGTCGTGGGCACCATGAAGTCCATGCTGGACACCATCGGCCCCGTGCGCCTCCTTGCCAAGACGAGGGGCACCGACTTCTCCGACAAGCTCACCGACGTCATCTCGGCGCGCCTCCTCAAGGGCAGGCCCGGCATCAGCGGGGCAATCGGCGGCACCTTGGAGACCATGGCCCTTGAGGGGCTCACGGAGGGCACGCAGGAACTCCTCGATCAGGCGGCCTCCGCCATCCTCGCCGACAAGACCATCAACTGGAACGAGATCATCAACGCGGGCCTCAAGGGTGGCGTGGGTGCCGGTCCCGTTGGTGGCGTCGCCGGTGCCATGGGTGCCCGCAGCAAGGCTGCCGCAGAAGCCCAGCGTGCCCAGACCATCGAGGAGAACCAGCGCAAGGCCGCCGAAGAGCAGGCGTTGCAGGAGCGCATGCAGCGTGCCATTGCTGGTCGCGAAGCCTACGACCGGCAGCGCGCCGAGGACCAGCAGGCCTACGTGGCGCAGCGCCTCATGGGTGAAGTCGAGGTACCCGAGCGCGCCCCCAACATCATCGAGGAATACCGGAGCGCCTTCTCCGACGCCAGCAATGCCTTCGATGGGGCCAAGTTTACCTTCAAGTATCGGAAGGACAAGACCGGCGAAGTCCTTACCGAGAAGGAAGACCTCCTGCCCTTGGGCGTGAGGAAGGGTGACCCCATCGTCCAGCGGGATGCCGAGGGCAATCCCATCTTCATGATGGATCCGCAGGACGTCATGGTGCGGGCCCAAAGCCTTGTCCAGCAGAAGGTCGTGGACCCCGAGACGGGCAAGCCCTTCACGGTGGCATCGGCTCGCAAGGCCGTGGAGAGGATGGCGCAGTTCGAGGTGAACCGGGCCCTTACCCGGCGCCGCGAAGACGTGCAGGCCAAGGCCGACGAAGACTTCATGAAGTCCCGGGAAGTAACACTGCCTTCCCTTGCCGACCAGCCTCCCGTCGTGCGCAATAGGCTGGAAGAGGCCCGGAAAATAATCCGCGAGGTTCACGAGGATCCCAGCCTCCTCGATAATGCTCCGGGAATGCGCCCCCTCTACGAAGATGCACTGCGCACCCACGAGGAGGCGCGCTTTGCAGGCTTTGAAAGGGAAGATGCCCAGCGCAGGCAAGCCCTTGAGGAGCGGCGTGAACTGGGTCCCATGGTTGGCCAGCCCTTCACTGGTACTCCTATGCGGGAGGCTCCGGCGCCCACCCTCACGCAGGAGGAGACGCAGGCTCTGCAGGGTGCGGGGCTGCGCCTCGACCAGATTGCCCGCATGCCCTACGAGGAGGCGAGGACGCGCGCCCAAGTGGCGATGCGCGAGGAGCAGGAGAGGGCCCAGCCCACGCAGCCTCCCACGCCCAAGCTGGGGCAGCAGGGTACCATCACCCTCGAAAACGCCCTCAAGGAAGTTCCCCCCGGGGGCACCGTCTCCCTGCCCGCCCTCCAAAATGAGTTGCAGCGCGCGGGCATCCGCGACGTGGGCATGCAGGAACTCAAGCAGATCCTTGAGGGTTACGCCCCCGCCAAGAACGTGACCCCTGCGGGGATGCTGCGGGTGCCGGAATCCATGCGCCTCGTGCGTAGCAAGGACGGCACCTTCCGCAAGCCTCGTAGTGGCACCCAAGAGGAAGCCTTCCGGGGCGAGATCCCCGAGCTTCGTGGGGAGCGTGGGGGCGCCCGTGCATTCCCCGAGGCTCCGCAGCCGCTGCCCTCCGAGATTTCGTCTCCCACTAGGGAAGTGCAGGGTCCGCTGCAGAACCCGCCCCTTGGACTTAGCCAAGACGAGTGGGCGGAAATCCACAACAAGATTGTGCGTAGGGGTACCGACAAGCTCCTCACCCTCGATCAGCTTGAGATTGCGGCTGGGCGCGAGTTCAATCCCAAGGGGGCCGCCCAGATGTGGGAGGGCCTCATCAACTCTCAAGCCGTCAAGAAGGAAGGCCTTGGGTATCGGGTTCGCGGGGATGCGCCCATCGTCAGCAGGTTCGCCCCCGAGGTCGTGGGTGGCCCGACGACGGCCAAGCCCAAGCCGGTGGAAGAAGCCCCAACCACGTACACCCCTCCCAAGACTCCGGTTCCCAAGGAGAAGACGGCGAAGTCTGCCGCAAAGCCAGAGTCCAAGACTTTCCCTGCGGACTCCTTCAATGAATCCAAGATCTTCAAGACTTGGGAGGATCTCCAGAAGCACATCGATTCTGGCATGGATATCATAGTCTACCGAGGAGTGCGGTGGAACGTGGATCCCGATGAATCCGATCCTAAGAAAATGGCCAAGAGGGAGACTACCCAGTACGGGTACTTCTGGTCTCCGTCCTACCATATTGCAGCTCAGTATTCGCGGGGCCTCGGTCAGGCTTTTGGGGAGCCTGTCAAGGATGGCGAAGTCTACGCCATGCGAATCCCTGCCAAGACCATGGCTGAAGCTGTTCGCACAGAACAAGAAATTCCCCTGCAGCAAATCAATCGCCTCACAGCTCTGCGCCAAAATATACTTGCAGACGAGGGTATTGAATTTGTAATTCCCCCAAGGCTGCATGGAAAGAGGATCAAGCTTTCTGCGGATCTTGATTTTTCTGAACTCAACAAAGCTGTGCGCAAGCTCGAAAACGCCGAGCCTGTCACCAGCAAGATCGAACCCATTTCTTCCAAGATGCGCTACGATCTCTTCAAAGAAGGTCTTACTGGTTCCCAGATTTCCGAACTGACTGAAGCTGAAGCGAAGGAATACTTGCGCAACGTCCAGAAGGCCAAGGAACTGATGTCCGAGGGGGAGATCCCGCAGGGCACCTCCAAGAGCGGCAAGGACGTCATCGACAAGACCATGAAGCGCATGCGCAAGCAAGATAAAGCTGCCGAGAAGGGTATCCCAGATGACTATTCGTGCGGGTGACCATGGCCGTCTGTAATCCCCAAGAGTCTGGCGTCATCAGCAGGCAGATGCAGGAGGCCTTGGCCCTGCGTCGCACTGCCGAGCTGAAGGACAACAACCCCAGCCTCCTCAAGCAGTTGGGCCTGTGCCAGCAGTTCGCCAACTCCTTCATCGCCATCGACAATCAGGCGTCGGTATTCCCCGAGCTGAAGCCGTGGGTCAACCTCGTCAAGCTGGGCGAGAAGATCCGCGCCCGCTTCGCCCACATGTACCAGCCCGTCATCCGCGCCGTCAGCAACCTCAACGATGCCGACTCCGCCTCCATCATGAAGGTGGTGGAAGCCCTCAATGCGGGCATGAAGGGCGCCGAGAATGCAGATGGCAGCTACACCATCACTGCCTCCGACGACCTCGTGGGCCTCAAGAAGGGCGAGAGCTTCACCCTCAACCCCAAGTTGAATGCGGTGCGCAAGGATTCCGCTGAGATCCTCGACCACATCTACGACAACATCATCAAGTCGGTGAAGGCCTCCTTGGGCTACGACCCCGACATCGAGACGAAGGCCATCCCCAACGCCACCGACAGGGCCACCATCCGCATGCTGGAGGAGGCGCGGCGCGAGAACTACTTCCCGCAGGTCCGCCGGGGCCGCTTCGCGGTGGAGTACTTCGACCCCGCCCTCGCCCAGAAGAAGATCGATGCCCTGCAGGGCGGGGCCCTCAGCGAGGCCGACAAGAGGGAACTCAAGAGGCTGCAGGCCAACCTCGCCAAGAACGGCGGGGAGAAGGTCATCGAAGGCTTCGAGGCCGCGCTGGGTGCCGGGGGCCTCCGCACTTCCCGCAAGAGGGCGATGCAGCGCAGCGCCGAGATGCAGAAGGCGGGCATGAAGAATGTGCGGGTGAGGGACCTCCAGCAGGAGCGCGAACTCATGGAGGCCTACGTCCCCGACGTGGACAGCCTCAGCTCCATCGACGCCCTCTTCCAGAGCATCATGGTGCCCAGCAAGAAGAACGCCTACGAGGAGACCAAGAAGGTCATCGAGCGGCTTCGCAGCGAGGCGGAGCATGGGCGCCAAGGAAGGTTGCGGCGTCGCCGGGATGTGCCGGGCTGGCTGCGCGAGGACAACTTCAGCAGCTACTTCCGCAGCACCTTCCCCTCCTACACCTTCACGATGACGGACTGGGTCGCCAACAAGGCCACCGAGCTGGGGCGGCGCGAGACCATCAACGCCATCAAGAACCCCCAAGTGAAGAAGATCGCGGAGGATGCGGAGCGCTACCTCCACAGCGATGACTCCCTCACGGCCAAGCTGAAGGGCCTCGCCTACCTCTACACCATCGGGGGCAACATCTCCTCGGCGCTGGTGCAGCCCACGCAGGTCCTCCACACGACGTGGCCCCTCCTCTCCGGCATTGCGGGTACGGGCAGGGCGGCACTCGCGACCATGAAGGCGGGGGCGGAGGTGCTGCGCAGCATCCGCTTCACCACGGACCCCGAGAAGATCTTCAACTTCGACGCCATCAAGGGGGACGAGAGGCGCAGGCTGGTGGAGGAGCTGTTCAAGAATGGGACCATCGAGCCCATGCTTACGCGCGACCAAGCGCCCTCCTTCCTTGCCCGCAGCCAAGACCCCAACCTCTATGCGCTGGGCAAGGGCACCGGCAAGGTGATGGAGGTGATGTCCCTCGCCTTCTCCGTCTCGGAGTCGGTTAACCGCCTCACCACGGCCCTCGCCACCTACGACCTCATCAAGGACCAGAAGTCCTTTGGTCGCCTGCAGAAGATGGCGGAAGGGACGGGGGATACCATCAACACTCCCCTCGATGCCGTGGAGTGGGCCATCAACGAGACCCAGTTCACCATGGGAAAGGGCTTCCGCGCCGCCAACATGCGTGGTACGGTGGGCGGCCTCTCCCTCCAGTTCACCCCCTTCGCCTTCAAGATGCTGGGCTTCCAGCGTCGCGCCATGGAATACTACGGGGGCAAGGGCCTCATGTCCCTCGACGTGGGCAAGAAGGTGATGTCCCTGCACCTCTTGGGACTCTTCGCCACGGCGGGCCTCTGGGGTCTTCCCTTCGCCGCCCCCGTGGGTGACCTCCTCGACAAGCTGCTCAGGGAGGTGGGGCCCGAGCTGGGCATGACTCCCACCGCCCTCAAGGCCGAACTGCGGGAGACCATCCAGCAGCTCTTCAAGGAGGTGCCGGAGCTGTCCTTCGTGGGGACCCCCGCCGAGCTGGCCGACTATGTCCTCAACGGGCCGTTCCGCGCCACGGGCATCGACATCTCCAAGAGGACGGCCCTTGACGTCGTCCCCGAGAACCTCCTCAGCCTCGACCTCCTCAACATGGGTCCCCTCATGGGGGCGGTGAAGGGCGGCATCGAGGATGCGGTGATGTACCACCGGAAGGGCATGGACCTCATGGCCGTGGCCTCCCTCTTCCCCATCGCCTTCCGCAACGCGGCTCGCAGCCAAGCCATGCAGGAGGTGGGCTACATCAGCCCCGGCAAGCTGGAGCCCGTGCTTCCGGCGCGCGAGATGCAGGACATGGGGG